TAAAAATATTATTTATCGTTCTCTTTTAGAGAGAAGATTCATGGTATATTTAGACAACAATCCTTCCGTATTAAAATGGAGTTCTGAGGAAATCATAATACCGTATGTCTCGCCATTAGACAATCGGGTGCATCGTTATTTTCCAGACTTCTACATGAAGTACAAAACCAGAGACAAAATGATAGTAGAAGACCTCATAGAAGTAAAACCATTTAAATTTACCACTCCACCCGACCCTAAAAAGAAATTAACAAAAACAGGTCGTAAATCTAAAAGATATCTTCAAGAAGTACAAAGTTATATCATTAATGATGCAAAATGGAAACAAGCAGTAAAATATTGTGAGTCTAGAGGTTGGAATTGGAGAATTATTACAGAAAAAGAGATTAACATCTATTAACTGACATAAATACTTATATGCCTCAAAAATTATTTGACAGATTAGAACAAGAAGCCTTTAGAGCGGGAATACAAGCTCGTACTAAAGATTCTATGACTTGGTTCAGAAATAGAGTTAGTAATATTAGAGTTAATAGAAAAGCACTCATAGCTCAAGGACCGATAAGACAAAGACAAGTATATGGAAGTATGTATCATTTTCAATATGATCCTAAATTAAAACAAGTTCTACCTTATTATGACAGATTTCCATTATGTATTCCTGTCCAGAAAGCCAAAGGTGGTTTTCATGGAATGAATTTACATTACCTACACCCTAGAATAAGAGCTAGATTTTTAGATGCTCTCATGGATCTTACTAATAATGAAAAATATGACTTATCAACAAAAATGAGATTAACTTATAGACTTGTAAAAGGTAGTGGTAAATTAAAATGGTTTAAACCATGTTTTAAACATTATTTAAGTGAACACATTAAATCACAATTATTATTAATAGAACCACAAGATTGGGAAATAGCAATATTTTTACCAACAGATTCATTTAGAAAAAAATCAGCAGCTAGTGTTTGGTCAAAAAGCGGGAGTATGGTATAATGCACATAAACAGATTCATAGCCAATATAGATAATATGGCACGACAAAATCAATTTGAAGTTGATATATTTTGTGACTCTATAGGTCTAGCAATGAGAGGTCTCCGTGTAAAAACTGCTGCCCTACCTGGCAGGTCTTTTGAAACAACTCCATTTGGTGAAATTCCTTCAGGTGCAAAAAAACAATATCCTAATAGTGTTACATACCCACAAGACATTGCATTGACATTTATTTTAGATAGTACAATGGGAGATAAAATAAAGATGGAGCTCTGGCAGGAATCTATGTACATGGAAGATTATGCACTGAGATACCCAGATAACTACGAAGGAACAGTTGTAATAAGACAATTAGATCGCGGTGGAAATAATATATATGAAGTGACACTACATAGAGCTTGGCCTCAGGCAATTTCAAACGCAGTTTTAGATATGGAATCTTCTGCAGTACAAACTTTTGATGTTACTTTTGCATATCGTACATGGTCTTCTGAAACTTCAGAACATATACTATCTGGATTATGGGGAGACTTATTAAATAGAGCTAAAAGAAAAATTATTAGCAAAGGTAGAAGAAAGATTGAAGATATTATTTTTGATAAACTTAGAACTGGTGGTATACTCGGAGCAGTTAATAAAGCAGTAGATAAGATTTCAAATAAGCTTTAAAACAAACGTATAAATAATGATTATATTATAAAAAATGAGGAAATAAATTATGCCGTTACCAAAACTTGACACTCCTAATTATAGCTGTGTGTTACCTACATTAAATAAAAAGGTTCATTTTAGACCCTTCTTAGTAGGAGAACAAAAAGTATTATTGATAGCTCAAGAAAGTGAGGATTCTGAATTACAGATCCGAGAGATGATGAGATTAATAGATGAATGTTGTAATGATGTTAATGTAAAAAATTTACCCACATCAGATTTAGAATATCTTTTTTTACAACTAAGAATAAAATCTGTTGGTGAAACTTCTGATATTGTATTACCATGTGAAAAGTGTGAGACAGAGAATCCAGTTTCTTTAAATTTAGAAGAAGCTGAAGTAAGAAAAAATAAAGAAATAGAAAATATTATCAAATTAACTGAAACTATTAGTATAGAACTTCAATACCCTAGCTATAGTTTGATTGAAAATTTATCTTTAGATGAAGAATTAAAATCACAAGAGTTATTTTCATTGATGTATGATTGTATTGTTTCTGTTATTGATGGTGATGAAATACACACTAAAGATGATTTTACAAGAAAAGAATTAGTGGCCTTCTTTGATAGTATGTCACTTATTATGTTTGATGATGTACAACAATTTTTCGGTTCTCAACCAACTTTAACATTAGATGTAGACTTTAATTGTTTAGACTGTTCAGTTCATAATAAAATAGAGATGACGGGGGTCGGAAATTTTTTCGGATAGCCCTCTCTCATGAAACTTTATATAATCTAATGCACACCAACTTTGGATTATTACAACATCATAAATATAGTATGACAGAATTAAATGAAATGATCCCTTGGGAGAGGGAAGTATATGTTAAGTTGTTAATAGAACATCTTAAAGAAGAAGAAAAACGAATAAGAGCACAAAATGCAAAAATGAGGAAATAAAAATGCCGGAAGAAGGACAAAATTATAACCAAAGAAATCAAGTACAAATTGATTTAGTAGAATATGAAGAAAAGAATGCACAGATAGGTGCACTCAAAGACGAAATACAAAAGATGAAGGATGCTGCAGGACCTAATAAAATGGGTTGGATGTGGTTAGCTCCTGAATATTTTTCTAGATGGAGAATATTCCCAAGAGCTTTTATCACTATGTATATCTATTTACTATTTCAATCTGCTAATTGGTTTATGGCGTTACAAGATCCAACAGTAGCACAATCAGGATTAATCTCTGTATTAGTCGGTGCAGGAGCTGCTTGGTTCGGGTTGTATGTTAATTCAACATCAACTCAACATGCTGTAGTAGAGAAATAATGAAACATAAAATTCTAGATGCTCTGATATCAGGGGCAGTATATGTTATAGGCATTGGTGCATTAGCACTTGTAATGTTTGGATTACCTGGATTCGCACATGCAGCGGGTCAAGCTGACTTCGGTGGTAAACTTGATGATGGTGATTTATCTCTCACAACAAGCCTAGACTATAGTTGGCCTGCAGGAAAATTTGAAAGAGACATTGAATTTGATTATCGGTATAAAGAACTTGATGGACTCAAAGATACAAGCAAAGGTTTAATAGCATTTAAACAAAGATACGAATTCAAACCAAAACATTATACATTCGGATTAGTTAGATATGACTACAATGAATTCAGACCCATTAACCATAGACGCCAAGTTAATATAGGTTGGGGATATAAACTTATCAGAACTGATAAGATTAAAATGAGTAATGAGTTTGCTGTAGGTTATTTAAATTCAAAAATAGATACATCTCCTAATTCAGAAAATGAGATTCTTTTCAGAAACAGTCTTTGGTTCTTTTACGAACTAGCCCCCAAATTAAATTTTACAAATAAGTTTCTTTACGAAGCTTCCGATACTCCATTGATAAGAAACGAAGCATCGTTTAATTATCTACTAACAGATAAAATTAAAATTAGTCTTAAAGATGTTTATACAGAAGATCCAAATAGTAAGAATTACTTATCCTTTAATATAGGATATATTTTCTAGGAGACAACATGCCAGAAATACAACTTAGTCAATTTTATGTAGAGTTTATAGGATTTGTTCTTACCCTTATTGTCGCTTTAGCTATGAGAGATTGGGCTACGTCTTTCATTAAAGGAATGAAGTTCAAAATGAATAAAGCCTTTACAGAAGGAGATAAAGTTATCTTAGATGGTTGCCCAGCTCTAATAGTAAAGATCGGTATGAGTGAAACAGTCTTTGGAGTCTATGGTAAAGAAGGATACACATGGAGATATGTTCCTAATGAAAGAATAGCTTTTCTTAAATTAGAAAAGATTGTTGATCCTGATTTACATAAAGATAGTGATCAAGAAAAAGCTCAGAAATTAATCGACCAAATTCAAACTTCCAACATAAATAATAATAGTAAGGAAATCGAAAAAATCAAAAACGGTAAATAACAATGGCAGACGCAACAACAGCAGATGATAT